GACCACGATGGTGACGGGTGCTGCATGGTAATTAATGATTTCGCTGACATTGGTGGCCTGCTCGTTGAACTCCCGGTTCAGGGTGATGATGTCGGCGATATCGCTCAGCCCCCAGGGCGAGCCGGGCACCTCGATGTTGGGGATGTGCACGATCGGCACCATGCCCAGGCCGTTGGGATGCGAGTCGATCAGCTCGTCGTTGATGTACTCCTCGACGAAGTCGTCCGTGATGATCTCAGTGTACGTATAGACCTGACGAGTGCCTTCGGTCGAGGTATTTCCCGTCCAGTACGTCGTGTTGCCGCGGCGCGCCATCCAGAAGCCCGTGGGCACCGTCGGGCACCAGACTTTGCCGGAATAGGGAACGCGCTCCTCGCCACGCCGGACACCGTCTCGGCTCAGAGTGTTCTCGGTGTATTCCTGGACGTCCTTACCGTCCCAGCGGGTGCGGATGCCGAGCATGGCGGTGAGCATCTGGTAGCCAGCGACACGGCCCTCATCAAGCTGGGAGAAACGAACGGTGTTCTTCTCGCCCTTCCTTCGGCTGCCGTCGCCGTCCAGCAATGTCTCGTGGAACAGGCGCGCCTGCGCGTAAGTGAGCTGGCTGATGAACTCCGACGTGATGGCCTTATCGGGAGCTGCCTCGAACAGTTGCTTCTTGATCCCGCGGCCAAGGTAGAAGGTGACGACACCGTTCTCGTCCGGTCGGTACTCGTTGAAGGTCGCCCGCCGCCCACGCCAGTACTTGGCCAGCCGTCGAAGGGCCTCGATACCTGACGGTGTTTTTTGCGCGATGTAGGCGCTGCGACAACCGTTCTGGTTGACGTGCGTCCAGCCTTCGGTTACATACCAGGCGACCAGCTCAACAAGCTCATCCTCATAGGTCGGCGTCTCGGCGAAGCCGGCCGGAAGGCCGCCGCCAAGGACTAGACGTGAGCTGCGGTTGAGGTCGCCGACGAACTCCGTGTGCACGGCGGCGCGCTCGAAGCGGAACGTCTTGTCGCGCCCGTGCGCGATCTCCCCCAGCCAGCGGTGGTTGGGCGTCGTCAATGCGTCGAGCCGATTCGTCCAGTGGACGAGATCGCCGTCATAGTCGTACACGTTGATCCGAGCCGCCTGCCAGGCGATCGTTCCGGCGACAGGGTCCATAGTCAGGATCTCGTCGCCATCCTTCAGCTCCGTGTACGGCTTCCATCCCTTCCTGGTCAGTGCCTCCGTGTAAGGGTCAACACACCCCCAGAACCTATACTTCAGCTTGAACCTCAGAATCCTCGAGGCGTCGTGCGGGTGGTACTCCGGGAAGGCGAAGCTCGGGTTGATCGCGAGCAGGCGTACGCGGCCGGGGTGACGCATCTTCGCCGCATCGGTCCAGGCCGGCTCGTAAGCGACCTTGACGAACACGTCGCCGCAGACGCTGCCCAGCTCGCCGATATCGATCAGCAGGCTTTCCTTGTTGTTGTCGACTTCCCACACGCGCTTGAGCAGCGCCGGCGTGATGTGCTCGAACGCGCGGTCGGCGCGGAAGTGCACGCCGCGGCTGAAGGTGAAGTTGGTCAGGAAGCGCGAAAAGGCCTGGACGTAGTTGAACGTCAGCTGGTTGTCGCCAGTCTCGGACTTGTAGCCGTAGTGGTGGCCGAGGAACCACGCCAGATTCGAAGCGTAACGGTTCAGTCGCGGACCGTGGACCTCGAATTCTTCGTCGGCAAGTTCGACCAATCCCAGGGGGCTGATAGCGACAGTCAGGTCCGAGGCGGCGGCCCGCATGCTCGGGCTGGGAAATGCCATGGACATGGGCTCGCCGCCTCCCTCCTATTTATCCAGAGCTTTACACCGTCGTGCGCGGCGGTGTTAATGCGCGCCGTGTCAGTGCACCTGGTGCTGCATCTCGTGGATGAGGCGCTTAGAGCCTGTCTCGACCAGGTCACTCCAGCGTTCGACCGTCTTGCGCGCGTGGTGGACGTGCTCTCGCTCAACGCGGCGGGCATTGAGCTCCTCTCGCGCGGCGCCTCGGTCTCGCTCGGCTTGGCGCTGCTTTTCCGCCTTCTGACGCAGCTCGTCCACGTGCATTTGAGCGGCCTGCTGACGCGCCTCCGAGCTCCGGGCGTCGGCCCGCCTTTTACGGGCCAGGGCCTCGGCCGCGTCGGCTCGCGCACGGGCGGCGCGCTGGCGGTCGCTCGGCTCGGCCGGTTCCTCGGAAGGGGTAACTGTCGTCGGGTGCTGCGGCTTCGCTTTCGGTGAGGCCTTCGGCGCAGGCGGCGTGCTGTGGTGTTTCGCGCTCGGCGCCGGGTGCTCGGCGGGGGAGGGTGTCGGCGTCGCCGGCGCCGGGCGGGCGGTTCGACGTGCTGGCGAGGGCGCTTTGCGTGCGGGCAGAGTCGGCTTTGCAGGTTCCTGGGCGTGCTGTTCGGGCGACTCGGCGGTAAACTCCTGCTTGCGGGGACGTGGCGCTCGGGCCCGTGCGGCGACGTTGTCTTCCGAGGTCTTCAGTGCCTTGATCTCGGGCGACCGGGAGCCGGCGGGCATTCTGTGCGACAAGTGAAAGGCCGTGGCCTCGTGCTTCTCGGCAGTGCGCACGTGGAATTCGGCGACCTGCGGATCGGTGGCGGCTGCGGCCTTGCGCCGATGGATCTTCGCTTCTGCGAGATGTTCGCCGATATGGTCCTCGACCGACATCGTGCCCTCAATCAGTCGTCGATGACTTCGGCGGCGCGGCGCTGCTGGTGGCGTCCGTCCCGCACGACGGCCTCGTAGCGCTGCTCGGCAACGTGCGTGGTTCCGTGGGCGAAGTCGCTCAGGAAGGCCGGCGCGTCCGGCCACGCGGCGGAGCCGAGGTGGGCGCGCTCCTGCATCGTCTCCTTCGCAGGCTTCTCATACACGTTGAGGTTGTGGTTCGGCCTGCCGGCGGGCGTCCTGTATCCCTGCATCGCGCCGGTCACGAAGTCGCGGGGGACCGCCGTGTCGGTGTTCAATCCTTCTTCGAAGCGCAGGATTCCGCGCCGAAGCGGGTTGCTCGTGTCGACGGCGACGTACTCCTGGGCGGGCCGCTCTTCGAACTGCGGCGCGGGGGACAGGCCCATGTCAACCTCCTGGTCGGTCCCTCTCATTCTGAATTCTTATGACAACTACTTGTTAATCGGCCGGTGTTTGCCGCCTCTTAGGTCGTCTCTGATCGACTCGCGCTGGACTGTCCAGATCACGACCAGGCGGCTGAGTGTGACCAGGGCGGTCAGGTGCAGCGCGGAGCCGTAGTACCAGGCGAACCACAGCTGGCTGAGGTTCAGATGGAACAGAACGTGCAGGGCGAAGGGGGCCAGCGCGATGATCAACGCGACGTCGAGCGCCGCGACGGCCCGGCCGACCGGGCGGCGCCACCACTTGGCCAGCAGGCTGTAGCCGATCAGGAAGGTGATGGAGCTGAAAAACGCGTCTAATACTCCGGAGTTGTCATAGTTAGCCAGGTCCATCAGGAGTCTCATCGACGGCACCGGAGTATCTCCCCTCTAGCATCTCCTGCACACGCAGGCTGAAATTGTTCTCCTCGCGCATACGGCGCAGCTTGTGGCCGTAGCTCTTGACCTGGGGCGTCTTACGGTGCGACGCCTCCAGGGCTCGCAGTTCCTCGGCAACGGCCGCCTGCGCCTGCTCCAGCTCGCGTTGCTCACGGTCGGTGCGCGGGCTGTGATTACGTCGACGTCTGCGCATCGCGCGTCCCTTCGTGGGCCGGCGACAGGTTGGGGAGGACTTCGATGACCTGAACCGCGGCACGTGCGGCCTCCATCAGCTCGTCCACATGGGAGTCCGCGCTGCGGCGGCTCTGGACGGCCAACTCGTACGCGTGTTTCCACAACTCGGTCTGCTCTTTGGCGGCCAGGATGCGGGCGTCGCGATCGGCGCGCAGGTCGTCGACCGTGCGGCGCGGCACCAGCCGACCGGTCAGGACCAGGACGACGATGATGGCGACCAGGGCCCCGGCCGAGACCTGGAAGACGTCGGGCAATCCGAAGAGCGTCATCGGCCGGCCGCCCGCAGGATCTGCTCGTGGGTCGGGGCGCGATCGGGGTGGTGGTGCGAGCACACGACGTAGGGCGTGCCCTCGACGGTGAACCGGCCGATCCGCCAGCAGCGGCGCACATGGCAGTTGTGCTTGCGCACGCCGGCCCACAGGGCGCCGATGATAGCGAGCTCTCCGATGTCCGAGCCGAACCCGGACCAGAAGGCATAGATGGGCCCTGATTCGTTGTCCAGTCCGAGGAAATGCGAGAGCCAGTGCATTACTGCTCCGCGGTTCGCGCGGGAACGAACTCCACCGGTGCCGGCGCGCCGGCGCGGTGCCAGCGCAGTTGCTCCCACAGAGCGCTGGGCACGACGTGCACGCCGTAATGGGTCCGGTGATGCGCAACGCAGAGCACTTCGAGGTTGCCGGGGGACTCGACCCAGGCCTGGAAGTCCTCGTCGTTCTCGAAGTGCAGGCCCAGGGCCTGTTCGAGCTTGTCCGGGTCGGCGGCGTTGATCTGGGAGAACTCGACGTGGGTGTGGTGCAGCTCGGGTTCGCCGCAGCACAGGTCGTCGCCGACGACGCACTTCCACAGGCCCTGGCGCTTCAGGCGTGCCTTGGCCCGCTCGAACAGGTGGTAGTGCGGGTCGCTCGCACGGGGGGCGTGCTCGGGGACGTGCGCGAGCAGATGGATCGTCAGTCTTTGATCATGCGCGGCGGTCATCCGGGCTCCTGGCGACTACGGGGGATCGCCATCAGGCTAGATAAAGCCAATTACGTGATGTTAAGACATGTAATTGCATGCGAAAGCGGCCCCGGCTGGGCCGGGGCCGCGTGGTCGCGCCGGCCTACTTGTTCCAGGCCGCCAGGTACACCGACAGCACGATGCCGGTGGGGGAGCCGGTGACGGTGAAGGTCAGCTTGCCGGCGTTGAAGACCGGTCCGCTCGCCACGGAGCTGTAGGTCGCGCCGGTGGCGGTCAGTGCGCCGGACGTCAGGGCCGCGGTGCCGTTGTAGGTGGTGCCCCCGTCGACGCTCTCGTAGTAGCTGACGGTCACACCCGGGGAGGTGCCCCCGGTGATCGAGGCGACCTCCGTGATCAGCTTGACCTTGCCGGTCGCCGTCAGGTACGGCAGCTGGAAAAGCGGCGTCGAGTCGGTCACGGTCAGCGTCTGACCGGACACCAGGGTCGCGAGGTAGCCGACCTCGGCGATCGTGAAATTGGCGTCGACGGCCCCGATCGACTCGGAGAGCGCTACGGTCATGGCCGGTGGTCCCTTCCCTAGAGATCCGCGATGCGACGATCTAGCTACGGAGGTGTCGGCTCGGCGTGTGACGAGCGCATGTTGTCCCCAGGATATCCACACCTGATCGGCGCTTATTAGGGGCGACGGTATACATTCCTCGCGGTGCCACCTTCAGGAACGTATACATTCCTCGCGGTCTACCGGCCGAAGACGTCGTTGGTCTGCTCGACCTCGGGCATGATCATGTCGACGGTCAGCGCGCACGCGTTGGCCAGGCTGTCCACGTAGTCGTCGTGCGCGTCCGCCTCGCGCGGCGCGGAGACGATCACGTTCGGCCCCTCGTACTTCAGCTCGGCGTCCTCCATCTGGGCCCGGAAACGACGCCACGTGCGCAGCCGGCGGGTCTTCGCGTGCGCCGGCCAGCCGACGTTGCCGGAGGACATCAGGCTCATCAGGTGCTTCCAGCGTTTCGACTGGGCACCGCGATCCGCGGGCATGTCGACGATGTCGACGCCGGGCATCAGGACACGAAGCCGCGAGGCGAAGACGTCGCCCACCCCGCCGGAGTCCACACCGATGGCCAGCACGGCGTAATGGCTCAGAAAATCCGTGATGCGAAAATACTGCTCCTCCCAGTCCAGGCCGGTCAGGTCCAACCAGTTGAGGATGCGGTGCTGGTACATGCCGTACTCGTCGGGGTGGTCCCAGGCGACCCAGACCACCGTGACGATCGTCGAGTCCTGCTTGCGGGCCGGGTCGATACCGACCAGGACGGGTGATTTGAACCAGTACTGCACGACCTGCATGGACAGGTCGCCGAGCTCGTCCATCCTCTGCGACGTGGTGAACATACCGGTCTCCAGGAGCCATTGGAGCCGATAGCTCAGGCGGAACTCGTCGCTGTCCTCGCCGATGCGCAGCATCTCTTTGAGGACGAATTTCTTGTAATTCGCATTCGACTTCGCGACCGTCTTCCAGTCGGCCTCGAAATGGTTCTGGCGGCTTTTCCGGCCGCCGTTGCTCCGCTTGTTCTTGGCGATCTGCCTGAAGAAAACGCCCTTGGTGTAGGTCGGGGTCCCGGTCCAGACGCTGGTGGCGTTCGTGGCCGCGCCCATCGGGGAGATCGACTTGTTGACCACGCGTTCGTCGGCGTCCTGGGCCTCGTCGATCAGAATGAGGTGGTATGTCCTGCCCTCGATTTTCGCCCGAGGGTGGCAGGTCGTCTTGCGCACCAGGCTGCCGCACTTGACCAGGCGCAGCTCGCGCCCGCGGCCAAGCGCCTTCTCGTCGATCTCGGGGTCCGCCAGGATCTCCAGGGCGCGATCGGAGGTCAGGCGCTCGACGATCCGCCCATAGAGTGTGTCAGCCTGCTCATCCACGGGTGCGAAGGCGCCGACCCACATGCCCTCGGAGTACTTACCGAGCAGTTCCGGGTAGATCGGGGCCAGCCGCGGAAACATGATCATGCAGGCGGCGACAAGGTCGGCGACCGTCTCGCTCTTGCCGGACTGCCGGCTGAACAGCGCGGTGATCGTCTCGCCATCGCCGATGACCAGGGACTCGATGACGCGGCGGCCGAACGGGATCTGGTAGGGGCGCAGCGGGTGGCCGGAGACCTCGTCGACGACGACCAGCATGCGCGAGACGACGTGATCGACGGTCTTCTGCGAATAGGGGTCGAGCACGACTTCGGTGGCGCGGCGGGCCGCGCGCTCGTCGTCGGTGTCGTCGGAGTAGTGCTCCGAGACCGCCTCGGCCAGGACCTCGCCCATCTCACCGCCTCATCAACAGCTGGATGTTTTGAGGCTATGAGCGGTTTTTACGACGTTGTTAGCGTGCTGCGTGCCACGGCGATTTCGTCGCCGGGAACCTATACGGTGTCGGCGAACCGCACCGTCGGAAGGACATCACTGTGGCCTCGAAGGACGATGACTGGATCAAAGGCCTCGACGGGCCGCCTCGGCTGCTGCACAAGTGGATCAAGTCCCCGGGGCTCGAGGTGCACGTGCTGCGCGTCAGCATCGGTGGCCGCCCGTACATCGCGTTGCGCGACTGGGTGGTCCAGCAGGAGCGGTACACCGCGGCGGTTTATCTCATCCCATTCACACTGGTGAGTGAAATCGGCACCGCGCTCCAAGGGATGGCGCCGTGAGGAGGCCGCCGGCGTACTGTGAGCTGTGCGGTCACCCGGTTGGCGACGTAACTGACCGTTCGCCACGCCGGTGTTGCTCAAACGCCTGCCGTGCCGTGGCCGGCGCCGCGGGCATCACGCCGCGCGACACGGTGGTCTTCGAGCTCTACTGGGTAGCTCGTAAAAAGCCTCGCGAGATCGCGGAATTATTCGGCCTCACGCGCGCTGCAATCCAGGCGGCGTTAACCCGTTAGGTGTAAACTGTGGGCACTGTTATTCGATTGGGGAGTAGATCTTGGGATTCGGTGAGCGGCACGAGGTGCGGGACGACCTGATGGCTGTGGGGGGCTGGGTCGTCGGCGAGGCGGCGGGCCGCCGTGTACGCCGGCAGCTGCTGGCGATGAACGACGTGCAGCGCGGCTACGCCGTGCTCGGCGTCCTGGCGATGATCATCACGGCGGTCGTGCTCGCCGTGCTCGTGCTTTAAGCCGCTACGACCGCGGCTTTCTACCACTCAGCCCGGCGTGCAGCGCCGCCGCGGCGCGCAGCCCGGCGTGAATTTCATCAAGTGCTGCATCGGCCCCGGATTTCTCGTATTCGCGCCATGCGCCATGCAACCCGTTGAGCGTGGTCACCATCCAGTCGTGCATGGCCTGCGGCGTCAGGCGGCGTACGCGACGGCGCATGCGGGCGTCGTCCAGCGTCTCGATCAGGCGCATGACGTGGCCGACCCCGATTCTTCACGCTCAGCGGCGCTGGCCTTCCAAGGCCCGTACGTGCGCATGCCAACCTCTTTGAGGGCCGCGTCCTCATCGACGACGCCGCGGTGGCGCAGCACCGCGAAGACGAGACCATGCTGACCGGTCAGCCGGACGACCAGGGCGCGCCGGTCGGTGCGGAACGGAACGTCGACTTCCTGGCAGACCGTGCGATAGAGGCGCGGCCAGTACGGCAGCGTGCCGGTCCGCGAAATGACCGGCTTGACGGAGAGGTATCTCACAGGTCGAGCTCCTGGAACATGCCGGTGGGTCGAAAGTCGTCGTCGACACGCGTATACGGGTACGTATCGAGAACTCTGCTGATGAACCTCCCCGGGGACGGTGCGCGCAGGAAATTCTTCCAGACGTTGCGGGGAACGCCGTAGTACTCGTAGAGCGCGCCGCTGGGATAACGCGGCTGGGGCCGGAAACGGATGCGCACGGTCTGCGCCTTCGAGTCGTAGCCGGCGGAGATCGCACGCGGGCGCGCCGGGTTCGAGCTGCGCGAGGCCAGATCGACGTTCAGCAGCAGTGAATCGTCACCTTGTCGCAGGGCCTTCATGCCCTCGGTGGTGCGCTGGCGGCGGTTGTCCCGGTCGCGCTCGCGTGCGCGGGCGATGATGTCTTCCTGGGTGTCGCCGGTGACCGCGGCCCGCCCGACCGCGAAGGGCGGCTCATGACGGCGTACGGGGAACTTCCTGATCTCCCGGCCGGGCGGCGGCTGGCCGCCTTCGTCGTAGCCGACCTTGCCGAACCCTCCGGCGCCGAAGCCCCCGCCGCCGACGAACCGGTCCCAGGCCGCGCCGGCGGCCCCGCGCTTGTTCGGCCCGGGGCGCGGCATCCGGGGACGACGAGGCCTGGGCATCTCAGACCCCGCGGCCCTTCGGCCGGGTCTTCTCGTAGACCGCCTCGCACTCCGCGCAGAAATGCAGCACGGCGTGCTTGATGCCGTCGGTCGACAGAACCGCCGGGCGGTCCGGGTGGTTGCTGCACGCGGGCGCCGATTCGGCCGGCTCGTTCTTGGCCGGCTCGGCGTTCGGCTTGGTGCTGGCCATGGTCAATCTCCTGTCCCTAAGGCTACGGCCAGCGTAGGTAGCCCGAGGCGGGCGATGTTACGGCGTGAATATCGCCATCTAGGGGAGCTGGGCGTATTCGCCGATCTGCGGCCGGTGGTAGCCGGGCGCTTTGAGGACCTTGCCGTCGACGCGGACCACGGGGCCGTTTTCGTCGAGGGCAGACATCTGAGACTCGTGGATCTTCTCGATGATCTCGTCGATGCGGAACAGTCCCAGCACGTACGCGGCCTGGTAGGCGCCGAGGATCAGTTCGCCCAGGGCCTGGGCGACCGTGCGGTACGGGCCGAGCAGGTCGGCGCGTTCGCCGCCGGCCTCGACGGCGCGCAGCAGCTCCCACAGGACGTTGGTCAGCTGATTGCCGCTGTTGCCCACCGTGTCGGCGCGAAAGAGAATGCTTGTGGCCACGCCGGCGCTGCCGTCGAACGCGATCTGCTCGATACCGTACGCCTCGGCGAATTCGGCGCTCATGTCGTAAGGGGTCACGCGGTGCAGCTCCTCGGGTCGGTCTACCGGGACCGTATCCTCGGCGCAGCAGGCGGCGTTATTCGCCGCGGGCAGCCAGAATTCGCTCCAGAATCAGCTTCGCCGCGGCGGGGTTGGCCTTGGCCGCCGCGCGCAGCTCGGCGACCGTGGCACGATCGCCCTTATATAAGGAGTGCCAGCTGGCCAGGTCTCGCGGTCCGAGTGAACCGACCGACGGGGCCTGGCGGTCCACAGCGCTCAGCACAAGGCGCACCTCGGAAGGCTGCCACACGGCGCCGTCGGGTCCGACGTAGGGAGCGCGCACCGGCCAACGCGTCCCGTGCGCCCCGTTGAGGTACGGCGCGAGCACTTCGTCGAGCTCGGCGGCGCAGGTTCTGCACAGCGGGACCCGCACCGCCCGATCGTTGACCACCACGAGCGTGCCGGGTCCGGGCGGCGCCGCCCGCCCGCACCTCGATCCGTCCGCCAGCTGCCGCGTACACGTCATAAGCCGTCCTGCCTCGCCCCGGGGCCAGCCGATGAAGGGGCCTCGGCCTCGTCGACCGGTTCGACGTCGACCTTAATAACGCCCTGGGCGATTAAAGCACCTAGGGCAGCCATGAATTCCGTGTCCGAGACGTCGTCCAGCGTCAGCGGCCCGGTCTGCTCGTCCGTCACAGGTCCTCCGTAGGTCATCGATCGCCGTCCCCACAGTGCCTTCCGAAGGCCCCGACGCGGCGGATGTGGACCCGCAGCCGCCCTGGTGTAGACCGAACGGGGGATTCTAAAAATCCGCGTTCTGCGGGCGTGCCCCCGTAAGGATGATTGTTGGACGTCTGAACAGCCCGGTTCAGCGACAACGGAAACGCTCCCGAAAACACTCCTTCGGGGGACACGAAAAGGCGCTCACACCCGGAATATCGCCGAGGTTAGCGTCCGGACCATGGACCTTAGATCGGAGCCTACGGCGTCGTTGTGCGACGTCCAACGCATCATTGAGCAGCTGATGAACGGGCGCGCCCCGGCACTCGTGCAGTTCGGCGTCCAGCACGTCGACGGCACCAACCGGCACAACTTCGAAGGCCGCGCCCACCACGCGAGCCGCGCGAGCGACAAGGCCGCCGCCAAGGGCCAGCTGACCTGGATGCACCTGCTGCGCGAGGCCTCCTGGGACGTCCTGACCCGGCAGGGACCGGTGGAGCTGCGCACGTCGCTGTTACGCCTCGCTGACGTCACGCTCGCCTGGCTCGTCGAGCTCGAGGGCCGGACCGCCCCGTGACACCGTTCGCCGAGCCGCTGCACGTCCAGATCCAGCAGGCGGCCGACCTGATGCGCCAACGTGCCCGCGCCGCGGCGAACAACACCGCGGACAGCTGGCTGTGCTGCTGGATCGCCGCACGCGCCGGCGCCCGGGACGTCGTGCTCGAGGTGCGCGGCCACCGCAACGGTGAAGACATCGTCGTGGTCACAGTCCCGGCCGTCGCGGGGACCGCCGAGCACATCGCCGGCGCCGACCCGCAATTCATGCTCCTGCTAGCCGGCTACCTCGACCGCGAGGCCGCCTGGTGCCACGAACACCCCGAGCAGTGCGACTCGCCGCACCTGGCTGTACTTCGGGACCTGGTCGACCAGTACATGAGAGGGGATCACTATGCCTGACCTCGACACATGCCCCCACTGTGGCGCCAGCCTGCTCGGGGAGGCCATCCCGACACAGTCGCAGGCAGTGTACGGCGGGGCCGTGCACTTTCGACGTGATATCGGCGTGGAGATCCGCGGGGTGTACGACGGAGTCCTGTACTGGATGTGTCCGGACTGCCAGAAGGCCTGGCAGCGCTGGACATCAAACGATCACCAATTCAAGATCGCCCAGCAGTACATTGATCTGGTCAACAGTGAGTCGCGTGACCTCCTCGACCCGATCCTGGCCTACCTCGACGAGCACCCCTTCACGGGAGAGCCACAGCCAAGCGGCGTGGCCACCTTCGTCAAAGACTCAGCCGGCGTGACCACCCTCGTCAGCGTGGTACCTGATCTGCTCGAGATCAGCACCGAGCTCCTCGGCCCCTCGTCATATCTCGACCCGGGGATGGTGACGTTCGCCGACGGCGTCCTGACTCTGTATGTCGAGCCCGCGCCGCTGCATTACCGGCCGCTACGCCAGGTCGATTTCGCACACGCGGTGCAGTTCGAGCGTATCGACGGGCCGACGCGCGACTGCCTCACGAATTTGCCCGCGGCGGCTTTCGATGAAATCCAGGCGAGCCGTGACGAGCCACCGCAAGGCAATGAGCTTACACGGCAAGCCGTTGACCGGCATGGGGCATTGTTCTCCGACAACACCCTCGTGCGCACTGAGGAGACGTTCAGTGACGGGTCGTCAGACGTCTGACGCGTCACCCACTCGTCAAGGTGATACATCGTAAATTTACTCGGCTAAGCACGGATGAGCCAGAAAACGCTGCATAAGGTGGGCCCGTGACAAAGTACTTCGGCGAGTACTGGAATGTGCCCGCGACCAAGCACGCAATCCCAGTTGATGCACCGGTAGGCCAGCAATGCGGCGACTGTCAGCGACCTATTCGACATGGTGATCGCGGCTTCATCCAGCCGGTCATCGGCCGGGATTCAGTGTACGAAGTTCCTTTTCACCGTGAGTGCCAGTTCGCCGGGGTCGCCGGCCATCTCTATGGCGTATGTGGCTGCACCGCCGACGCACGAACACCGGATGAGGCCTACGCCCTCGCCTGTGAGGCTTGGAACCGTGGCGTAGCACCAGATCTAAGGACCGACGTGACCGGACACACCCCCTGGAACTCGATGAAGGCGCGCAAGACCCTCGGCCCCCGGATCGAGGCCACGGCCTTTCGTATCGGCCAGAGCCCCGACCTGGAGGAGCTTCAACAGCGACTGCTCACACTCGAAGCCGGAGCGTTCGAGGAGATCCCTTACCCTTTGCTGTTCTGCCTGCACCGCGACAACACCGAGCTGATGGCCATGATCTCGAAACGGCTCTTCGGGGAAACCCGGCAGCCGGCCGGCGAGGTCCTGGAGCGGTTCACCGAGAACCTGAACATGACCGCGATGCCGCAGTTCCTCAACCCGCTGCACCTGGTCGGTGTGGGCCTGCTCTCCTTCGAGGACCAGACGTTCCAGGGCGGCACCGTCAAACGGACCTGGTTCCTGCACTGCGTCACGGTCGCCGGCGACGCATGGAGGATCATCCGCTATCCCGGCATCGACCCGATCACCCTGCTCGACCCGGCCGCAGACTCCGAGGAGTCGATCGTGCAGTCCCTGCACCGCATGGTGAGCGTGGCCGCGCTCCAGTTGGAGGTCAACGAGGCCGACCCGGACCTGCACGCGGTACGTCGAGCGCTGGGCACGGTTGATGAATAGCGCTGGGAGGAAGCTCAATGACGACGAGTACGAGCGGCTGAGCCGGTTCCTGCGCGTTCGACGGTATCTCCAGGTCCTGCTCATGATCAGCTGGGCCCTGTGCCTGATCGGCGCTGCTCAGGCCGCCCTATGCCATTCCTGGTGGATGCTGGCCAGCGACGCGGGAGCCGTCGCCTCGACCACGGCCTCCGGGATCGTCGGGCTCAGTCCACGCCCGCGGCTCGAGCTCGCCGTGCTCCTGATGGGGGTTGCCTGCGGGTTCCTGGTCGTCGGGATGATCCTCACGTGAACAGCCACGGCCAACCACACGTATCGCAGACCTCTTTGAAAGGAACGCAACCGTGGGCACCATCGTTCCGCGGTCCGAGTACCGTCGCACGAGCCTCTTCTTCAGCGTCCTGTGTCTGATGGTGGCCGCCAACAGCGCGGCCGACGCGATCAACAACCACGTTGTGCCCGCGGTGCTCCAGGCTCTGGCCACACCGCTCTACGCATTTGTCGGGTGGCGCGCGGTTCGCGACGTGGACATCCGACGCCAGGACAGCATCGTGCTCGGCACCGCGGTCGGGCTCAGCGTGCTCTCCGCGCTCCTGCTGTGGGTGTGACGTCTTGAGCAGTAAACGCCCGCGCCGGCTGCGGGGGTCTCCTCCCGACTACCGGCGCGGGCGCCGCAAAGGCTCGACAGCCTACAAACGGCCGTGCGCATCGATCGCGACCATCGCGGTGCCCGTCCCCAGCATCATCCGAACGCGCTGCGCGAGCTGCGAAAGCCATTCGGCGTCCTCGGCATCGGAGCAGAAAAGCACGACAACCCGGTTCGTGAAAGCCCTACGACCGTCGCACGCGCTGATCCACGTGGAGACGTCGTAGACGGTCGGCACCGTCTGGAGGAACTCATGCGCCGCCCGCCGCTGGCTGTCCCCGGTGAAACCCGTCTTCGAGATCACCACCGAGTACGGCCCGCAGCTCATCGCATGGCCCCGAGAACGGTCACCTCGAGCTGCCGGACCATGTCGTCCCCCCACGTATCGCGCCCGGCGGCGTCCATCGCCAACAATGCCTGGACCGCCGCCTCGAACGGGGACATGCCGTGACCGTGACAGGCCACGCACATCCGCGTGCGCTTGCGCGGGTCGAGCTCGGTCTGGATACGGTCCAGCAGCTGCTCGCCCTCCAGGGCCGCTTGAAATCGGCGTACCGGGACCACGGTGAGCGGGTTCGCACAGCCGGCCACGACGGTGATGGCGTATCTGCTCATGCGACCAGCGCCAGACTGTTCACCGACGTCACGACCTCGGTCCACTGCATCGAGCCGGTCACCTCGCCGGCCAGCTGCCACGCGCGCGACGTCGCCCGACACAGGTCCTGCGCGAACAACTTCAGATGGATGTCCACCTGGAATCGCATGCACTTTACCAGGGCGCTGATGACATCCTCCTTTTCCAGCAGCATCTGCTGGATCAGGCCGGGATGCGGTCCCGGGTGCTCCTCGGTCGTCAGCAGGTCCGACCCGTGCATGTTGAGCTGGATGACGAATTCCTTCATGCCGCAGCCGCCGCATATTCCTGCTGTGGCAGCATCTGGGGCGCCACGCGGCCGGGCAGTGCACGCTCCTGCACGACGAACGCCATGTTGCGCTGCTCGGTGAGCCGCACAACCTCGACCCGCGTCCGCGCCAAATACGCATCCCAGCCCACGTCCGGCGCGCCGAGCGCCTGCCGCAGCCACCCGAGAGCGTTCGCGGAGGCGTCAATTTCGCCGGCCGCCTCCAGGTCGCAGACGAACCTGATGGTGGTTCCGCGAACCTCCAGCTCGGCGGCGATAAACCGGCCGGGCTGCATGAGTAGTTTTCGTGCAACCGCGAGCTGCTCACCGGTGGGACAGCCGGTGTGCAGCGTCTCCACGGTCACGCTGTAGAAGCGACGAAGATCCATTTTTTGATACCCCAACAGTGTTTTCGCCCGTTTTGGCGCATGCGGAGCAGGGCACGGGAATATTCGCGCCCTTATGTCGTGCGGTAGCGGCCAATTTTGCTTGACGTGGCTCAAGATGGCCTAATGACCGGAACGTAGCACAGGGCTCCTGATCGAGTCTGAGTTTTGCAATAGCCCCAGCCAGGTGGGACGTCCAACGACTGGACCTCAGACATGGCATGACATGGACATGCGCATGTGACTTTTGTGTGGTATGGGGGCGCCGGGGGCCGGGGAGACGGGCTTTCAGCGGCCGGCGGGGGCCCCGGCGCGATTTTGTCGACAATTACCGGCGGTATTTTGGCTGGTCGCGCGCATTAAAAGCTGTTGACTACGCGCGGTCACGGTTTTCGGTACTGATTCCGGCGAAAAGTGGTGCACGAGTCGCGTGTGTCCAGGTCGGCGTCAATACGTTGAGATATTTTAAAGGTGGGGGGTCTCCACTGGTGGATATATCTCCGTCTCAGTATACACGGAGCCTGCCAGCATGGACTAGACCATTGGCCTCCCACGGGGGCCGTGCCCGGCATGTCCTTATTGCCTCTTCTGTAGGCATTTTTATCATGCATAATGCCTCTTATGCAGCACAATACACAGCAGATATGACGCTGTGTGAGCTGCCAATAAGCGCTCTGTAGTTTTTGCTCTATGGCAGGGTGTGGATGCGAAATCATTAGTCATGACCTGACATACTCATGGTAATAGGTGGACTGTCTGACAGGGTGTGGATAATAATCAGAGCCCGAATTTGCTTTTCGTCCGCCCTGTGCACCACATAAGGGAGTAGGCCGGCAGGTAACCCACGCAGAGTGACCGGTATAGCCACAGCTCATAGCCGGCGCCTAGCTGATGCCCACACGTGGATGCTTCCTATGTCTATGTCTCTCTATGACGGGTATCAGGTGGCTACCCTTTGGGTAGGGGGCGAAATTCGTTTTACCCTTATACAGCTCGCTCGTGGGTATTCATGTAGAGATATAGATAGCTAGACAGCTAGGTGTGATTTTCAGTTTCTCTTTGTGAGGCGACAGCTGTAATTTGGCGCGCGCGGCGGCCCCCGCGGGGAACGGGCCGGAGCGAGCCGCAGAGCGCCCCGGGGAACGGTTGCCGGGGGGAAGGGGTGCGGGGGCCGTGAGAGCGCCGCAGCGGTGCTCTGGGCGCGTCCGTCAGCGCATGCCTGACCTGGGGCGCGGGGTAGCTGGGAGGCGCCCTGTCGGCGGCGCAAAATCGTCTTAATCAGACATAGACGAATTTCATGGGTAAATGCTGCTCATGGCGAGGTCTTGTCATCGTACCCTGCGATACTTTTACCGACAGTACGTCCGAATTAATGCCCAGTTTTGTCATAATACAAAGCAGGGCAAATTAGGACAGTACAAGATCTCGCTTCCCACAAGTACAGCATGAGCGCTGTACTTGTGTTGTTGCACCGAACGGCCCCCGCAAGGGGGAGACAGACCACAAACGCTTGGCCGCCCGTACGGGTGTGAGCTGACCTATATCTGAGGAGTAGCCCTATGCCTAGGACTGGCAAAGGCACCCGCAACCGTGAGCGCATGCAGCTTGAGTGCGTGCGTCGGGACGCGAACACGCGCTTTGGCGCGGACACGCTTCCGAAGCGGAGAGTGTTCATCCTTGAGCGGGTAGGCCTGCCACAGACAAGCGACCTCATCCCGAGTAGCGCCGTCTACGGTGCGCCGGGTGTACGCCAACTTGACCCGCAACCGGGGCGCGGAGCGTGGTTGACGCGCAAGGCGCAGGAACACCCCGCTGACTGGCAGGCCGCGCGTGACCGTGCTGCTGAGGCCCGAGTGAGCTGTGACCCGCAAGGGGAGGCGTTGCGCGGGTTGCGGCGCGACGGTCGCGCAGTGAGCCGCGCGGAACGCGAGGTCCGTGCCAAGCTGCGCTTGATCGCTGAGGGGCGCCTGTTCGATCAATTCATATTCGCTGAAATCCTGGCCACGGCCGAGCGCGACCATGCCGGCGATCTTCAGGGGTATATCAAGGTCGTGCGAGAGCTCAACGCGCGCGAATGGGCTTCCATCGAGTGGGAAAGCCGACTCCTTGACGAAATCCGTAGGGGAGATCTCGCCATAGAGCGCGCCCAACAAGAGCTTGCCGAACGGCGCGCTGACTACATCGCGTGCGGGTGGCTACCCGACCCGGCGCGCGCCGAACGCGAAACGCCGCGTCCGACGAATCAGCTTCCGCTGTGGGACACGGCGACGCGCACGCCACTGTGGGATGCCCCGGCCGAGAAAGCCGCTGCGCCCCGCAAGACGCGCACGGTGGCCACGGCGACCGCGGAGCGGCCGGACCTCGTGACCGGGAACAAGTTTCTGGATCACGCACTGAACACCGACTGAACGGCACTGCGGGAAGGGCGCCCTACGGGGCGCCTTTTTCGTGCCCTGATTTGGGAGTGAGCACATGGCAGCACGTCTTGCGTACAGCACGGCGAGTGGGAGCGCTACGGAGCGTCCGCGTTACGCCAGCACCCGTGCACAGCGCGTGGACTCGATACTTCAGGCCGCGTTTGAGCGCGGCCTGACGGAAGACGAGATTGCGGTGCTCGCACGCCGCTACGGCTTCCGCATGGCCTGAAAAGCACGCTTCCCCGCGTGCGCGGAAATGATCCGTGCGCGCTGGTCTGCGTGATTTTCTCCGCAGAAATCGAGCATTCGCGCGCTGAGAAATCAAGAAATCGGCGCGCGTGGAATCCGTCGAGAGGCATGGCGATGAACGACAGCAAGAACGACGCGCCGCAGAGCAAGGAAATCGCGGCGGCGCTCGCAGACATCCCGCCGTGGGCCGACGTCAAGGTCTCCGACTTGATCGCGTCCCGCTAGGCCAGTCCGTCCAGTCCAGTCTGAGTGAAGGGGTGTGTATGTCCGTTGAGACGATGCGACGCGCGCTGGTGGAGTTCGCGGGCACGGGGACCCGCCACATGTCGGACGCGCAGGTGGTCAATGCCTACACCGTGTATCAGGAGACGTTCAGTCTACGCGCGGTGCTCGCTGCGATGAACTGATCATCCGTGTTCCGGGTGGCGCGGAAATCGGGGATTTCGTGTCAGCCGGAATGCGCGGTAATCAGGCGCAGAAACCGAGTGGAGGGAGACGCATTTGCCCTATCGCAAGGGCCACTATGAGGATGGCGATTTCGGCTGGTATCTCGTGATCGATCCCAAGGGACGCGAGATCGCCGTCCTCAGGTCTCTGACCGGCGCCCTCGACATGGCGTTCGCGGCAGGCCCCGGTTCGCTCACTACGGCCGTGCAGGACCGGGACGGCATACCGCTGAACGGGAGCGAACCGTTCTACACGGCTGAGCCGCCTGAGTACATGATCACTCTCGCCAGTGGCAAGCAGTACGGCCACTTCCCGAGCGAGCGAGCGTGCCGCCGACAGGCCTACAAGCTGGGGCCGGGAACGACGGTGCATGCGCTGGGCCGGGAACTCGACGAGCGCGGCGCCCGGCTCATCTACACCGCTGACTGACGCGTGTCGCGGCGGGCGCGGGACTTCGGTCTCGTGTTCGTCGGAATGCGCGTGCATTGAGCGCAGAAATCGAGTGGAGGGATTTAGCCGTGTACAGGACGATCACGGTCGACCAGGACGAGCCGACCACGCTGATCGGCAAGCTCGCGCTCCGCAAGGCGGAGCTCGCGGACGTCGAAGCGGCCTACTTCGCGGCGACCGACACCGGCGGTAAGTGGACGGCGCAAATGCAGTTCCTACGGGACCGGTGGGAGCTGACGCAGCGCCGGGTGAAGTGGGCGCGTGAGCGACTGGAGGACGCGCAGTGGAAGCTCCGCGCCACCACGTCGGCCGAGAAGCGGCTGAACCTGCTGACGAAGGTGTACGGCGCGCAGGAGGCGGCCAAGCGCCAGTACGGCCCGGGGACGCTGGCGTTCATCGTCACCACGCGCGGCGAGCTGGTGCCGGCGAAGGTGCTCAGCGTCACGACGCACCACGTGGTGGTCAAGACGACGGCGGACCGGCCGGCGTACCCGCGTGACACCCAGGTCGCGACGGACTGCAACAAGGTCTTCCCGCGCGCCCAGATCAGCGGGGCGACGAGCAAGAAGCCGATCCTCGACCCCGGTTACGCGTGGGTGGCCTGACGGTGGCGGGGATCGGTCGGCGCACGAGGCTCTACATCTCTCCCCCTGAGAAGCCGGGGCGTGGAACCTCGATTCACTGGAGGCGCGAGATCTTCGGCGTCCCGCACTCCTTCACGCTGGTGGTCATGCCGAACGGCGAACTCCGCTACGCCGTGTGCAGGTACAACGGCTACCTGTACGACCTGATCAAGGTGGGCATGACCACCTGGGGAGCGGCACTCCAGTTCGCGTGTGCGTGGGATCAAACCCATTTCATCATCGTGCCGCCGCGGTTGCGCGGGACGCGATTCCCCCGGCTCGGATTACCCTCCACCGACTAACAGTCAGGGCGGTCACAAGATCGACGCTTCGCGTAGGCGGCCTGAAGCGCCTCGACCGAAAGGAGGCCCAGTGAAATACCGGATTTTCGCGACATGCGCAGCAACCCTGACCGAGGAGTGGGAACTGGAGATTCCCGACGCTGTGCCGGAAGACGAGCGCAAAGGCTACGCCCTTGAGCATCTGCACGAGGGCCGATTCATCTGCGAAGAGTCCAGTGATGAGCAGGACCGCGATATCTATCACATCGAAACACTGACGGACTGAGGCAGTCGGGGCCAGGCACGGGCGCGGGGCAACCCGCGTTCGGCCTAGTCCTTGCTGTCTACCAACGAGCATCGGGAAGGAGTGACACGTGAGCACGAACATCCACATGGACGATATGCCTGCAATTCGGCGCGCGATCTTCCGCGATGGCGCGAAGCCGGCTGTGGTCAATAGGCACTTGGTCGGCCTGATCATCGAACCGGACTTCGGCTTGCCGCGCGAAGCCAAGATCGGTGGCTACCAGGGTGACGCGGAATACCTGTGCATCAACTGCGTGCGCGAAACGTTCGCCGTGGGCGATGAGTCCGCGGAGGAGGCCTTGACGCGCGTCGCAGCGGAACGAGGAATCGACCGAAGTGACGAGCGCAACTATGACTCGTCAGAGCTTCCGAAGCCCCTGCGACCGGGCGAGATCGTGAGACCAGAGATCTGCGGCGGATGCCTGACGCTGTTCGGCCCTGACCCGGCCGAGTTTCGGTGCTGCCCGGATGAGGACTGCCGCGACTGGGTGACCGGCGCAAGCGGACCTGGCGAATGCTGCAACTGCGGTGCGACGTACGACGACGCTGACTTCGAGGAAGAAGAGAACTGACGTGGCGGTCGCGGCAGGGTACGAAAAGCGGCAGCAGGATGACGACTGGGCGACCGTGCGGCTTGTTCCGGAGGGAACGCGTCCGCTGAAGGACGACGACTTTCTCGCCTTTTATGGTACGAGCGCGCACCATGCCGCAGAGGAGTACGCGAATCGCGTGATTCTTCAGCGGTATGGCCGCAGGGTCCAGTGGCATGAACTCGATCCGTGGAATTACAGCTGCACCATGCTTGGGCGCGTCATCAGCGGCGGCCCGTGGATCGATGACGTCTATTTCATCATCGGATAGGACGACGGCTCCCACCGTGTAGGTGTCGGCCAGCCTGTCCTGAGCTGGAATGCCCGCGCGAGTTATTGAATCGAAGGAGGTTGAGATGGTCTTTCCTGCCGACGGAATCGGGATGCCGGCCGAGCCGGAAGACATCGGCTGGTGGCTGCACATGGAAGAGACGTTCCACACTGCGGGTGATCTGGCGCAGGGCATCACGGGGATTTGGCTTCCCGGCCTCCCGGACGCTCCCGAGCCGGTCCAGCTTCCCGACGTGCTCAACTCGGCGACGCCGCCGGCAGTTGCACAGCGCCTGAGCTCGCTGCTCAACGAAGGGGGCCCGTATCAGCCGGTCTTCGTCGTCTTCGGGCAGGGATACCCGATCGCCTGGATGATCGGCTTCGCTGCCGATGCTGGCGATCGGATGTGGGTCCTCCCGGACTACCCGCTACCCACGGATGTCGAAGTCCTGCGCGCCCAGGTCCGGACGGCCTTGCCCGGAGAGGGCAGTTCTTCATCCTCAGAGAGGAGCTAGTCACCCGATGATGTCCGAACTGATCCACGGAAACGCAACCATCGGGACGCTGAACGGGCTCATGCAGTTCGACCACGTCATCCAGGTGCGCCCGGATGGCACGATCGACGAATGCCCGCAGAGCATTTGGGCTCCCGAGGTTTATTGCGAGACAGCCGACGACGAATACCGGTCGGTGCTCAACGAACACGAGCAGGCAATGATCGCGTCCGTCCGCTCACAGGGTTGGGAGCTGGAAACTGGCTGGACCGACCAATGGGGCTATAACGGGGCGCTCATGCATCCGTCAGAGTTCGTAGGTGGCCGCCTGGAGGACCACATCCGCGAAACCCCCGGCTACTGGGTCGCGTGCCTTGTCTGCTTCCCCGATGCCGAGGACTACAGCGATGGCTGGGTCATTGCCTTCTGCGAAATTGAGGAGGAGTCACGTGGATAATCCGTGGGGCCATGACCTCTGCCCCGGCCGTTACATCGAGCATAAGGAAACTCAGCGTGTCGGCCGGGTACGCGTCTGTTTCTTCGGTGAGAACCCGAATGTCGGAAAGATCGAAGTCCGCTTCGAAGGGGCCGCTGCGACCGAACTCGTGCCCGCGGACGACTACATTCCGCTGACTTGGGAGCGGCAGAACTGCATGCCGCCGGACGGTCGAACCGTGCGCATCCCGCAGGGCTAAAACAGCCCTCTAGGGCCAGCTACTCGGCCCTTCTCATTCATTCCAGCGGCGCGGTAAGGGAGCGTTTCCGGCTTCGGTCGGCGCGCTCCCTCGTCGTTCTGTCCGGACGACACAATCAACTCCAGGAGGTTTATGTGACGCCGCCCGTCGCAATCGCCGAGGCGACCGAGACGTCTCAGGTCACGTCCAGGTCCGTCGTCATGCGCGGCGAAGACTTCCGCGACGCGGTCGCCTTCGTCGGCAAGTTTCTGCCGCGCCGCGCACCGAGCCCGGTACTCTCCGGCATCCGGATCAGCAGCGACGGAAGTTCCGTCGAGTTCGCAGTGTTCGACTACGAAACCGCCGCGCACACGACCGTGCAGGCGGCAGGCGACCCGTTTGCGGCCCTGGTCGACGGCTCGCTCCTCAAGGACGCGGCGAAGCTGGTGAAGGCGGAGACCGTGACGCTGCGCACCGAGGGCAGCAGGGTGGTCGTCGAGCACGGCGGCAGCCACGCGATGCTCCAAACCATGCCGCTCGATGACTATCCGGAGCTGCCGGTCGTGTCCACGCCGATCGCCTTCATCGAGGGAGCGGACTTCGCCGCCGGCGTCAAGCGCGTGGTTCCCGCCGCCGGAACGGACGACACACTGCCCTTCCTGACCGGCGTGCGCATGGAGTTGCACGGAGACTTCGTGCGCTGGGCCACGACCGACCGGTACCGGCTGGCGGTCCACGACATGCCGGGTGCCGCGGAGAACAACGAGGAGATCCATCCGCTGATCTACAGCAAGACGCTGAAGCTCATCGGCCAGGTCTTCGCCAAGTCCAACGCCGTGAGCATCTTCTACGCGGAGGGTCGGCGAGAGGGCGCCGCGGTCTACGAGTTCGAACGCGTCGGGTTCAGTGACGGCACCCGGTCCGTCGTGGTGCGCCCGCTCGAAGGCGAGTTCATCAAGTACGAGCTATTCTTTCCGGCCGAGTACGCCCACCACGCCGAGGTGAACATCAAGCAGCTGGTCAGCGTGGTGAAGGCCGCCGCGACCTACGCCGAGCGCAACACGCCGGTCCGGCTCACCTTCGAGTCAGGCACCGTCAGGGTC